TGGGTCTATATACGTAGTCGTAATAGTACACATACCAATAACAGGATGCTTTCCACCTATCTGTGTCTCGTATGCTTTAACCAATGCTGGTCTCTGGCCTCCCCGTGCCCGTTCTTCTGTAACATCATAAGGTCGTACATTTTTCAAATACGGCGATGTTGTCGAGGGCTGTTTTTCTAAGGATAGCCCTTCATGTAGACCACTAATAGGAAATGGTAGCTCCATTATCTAATCTCCAAAAATGGCCGGGCAAGGGGTCAACCCGGCCTTTAACCGTGCACGGGGTATTATGCACCAACAGTTATAGCATTGAAGTTACAACTGGAAGCTGTTCCTTCATTAACATATAACGCAGTACCATCTCCGCCGTCAGTATGAATAAAAATACAACCTATCGCATACCCGGATGTCTCATCAGAAGGAACAGTATTACCATAAGCAATAAGAATGCCATCTTCTATGGTATATACAGCCCGTACTGTCGTAGAGGCTGCTGGCCCCGGAACCATATTCTCAGCTTCATAACTAAATTCAGCCATTAGAACTACCTTTCAAATAATGTTTACACATCAATTTTTTCTACTAAATTCCAAGTTCTCATTTTGGGTTCTTTACATTTTGTCTTGATGAACATAAGGCTTCGGGCATCAGCCTCATAAGCCTTTGGCAATGCTTTCTGTATATAACGTTCTATATGACCAGAATTTTCCATCTTGTTACTAAAGTATTGTTCAGCTTCAGCCATACATGCACATTTAATAGCTTCATCAAACTTCATACCGGCAGGATGCAGATTGTCTAATGGTTGCACTACATACACACTATTTTCATCTGGATCATCCCAACCCAACCAATCAGCTACAGTAAATGTCCCGTCAGCATAATCTGATACTATACCATAACTACCCCGGCCAGTACCATCAAGTATATCTATTCTCCACTCATTAAAATAATCATCGGCTTCATCCCGTGTGGAGTCTACCAGGGTTGTTTCTGATGCAGATTCAACAACACCAGTTTCCATATCTATACCATTAAAAACAAGGATATATGGAAATTCAAGCACATCATTTTGTATCGGGTTGGGATAAAGTATCAGTTCATACCTACGTTTGGGACCGAGTGTTTCTGCGATTGGCTCAAATGGCCTAATAGCTGCCAAAAACGGATTGCCTGTACTATCATTAGCTTGTCTTTTGGCACGTATGATAGATTCAGATGTCCAACCTATAAACTGACTATGGTCAGTATCTTTATAATATCCTATTGGGCCATTTACTTCTCCTCCAAAATATTCGGGTAATGGGTAGCGAGCTATGTCGCCGCCAACTGTTTCATACTCAGTGATAATATAGGTACTATCCTTGTCTGGGTCGGTTCCACCGGCGTTTCCATAGGCATCGAGCCAATCTTCTACTGTAATAACCCCCCCGCTTGCAGTATAGCCTTCGATTTGGGCATAACTCCCGTTACCAGTGCCACCATTGATATAAACCCAATATCCGTTAAGATCATTATCTTCGTCATAAGTGTCCTCCAACGTAGCATCAGTTAAACTTGTTGAGTCAGCAGCATCAGCCACACCAATTATTTCTACCCCTGATATATTAACCTGTAATATCCGTTTGCGCCACTGCCATCCGGTAGATGGTGCATCAGCTATAAATTGACGTATACCATCGTTAATGGTTTGTTTAATATCTTCAAGGTCATCATGGTCGACAGGAGGCATAGCCCTGCTTGTACCACTGACACCCCGATACGCTATACCGGCTTCTTTACTTATTCTCGTTGCCAGGCTTAGAATCGTCAACTGGCTCGTTGGTTCTGACATCTTGTTTTTCCTTTAATTCTTCTTCATCGTCAAAATAATCTTTGCAACATTGCTGGATTATTTGTAGGTCGTTTACCAGTATAATATGGTCCTGCCGTGTCAAAACAGGGTCTATAATTTTGGCCCTACCCAATAACCCATCTACTCTACCGATTGCTTCTTGCACTCTTTTTTGGTCTAACATTTTATTCCCCTTTCATATAATAACAACCTCTGGGGGCCGAAGCCCCCAGAGATAGTAAACTGTTTAGCATTTCAGGTTAATCAAAGGCCCATTACCAGCCTGACTACCCGACACTACGTAACCGGCTATTTGAGAGCCATCAGCAGCAGGAACAGTGCCACCCAAAGCAGTTTCTGTTCCTTCAATAGAACCATCGTGTCTCCAGCAAACACCTACTCCACCATGATCATTTCCGACTGTACTTTGCGGGGCTACCCAACAAATACCTTCTTTTAGAATCCAGAAATAACTTTCCGAAGCAGGTACATAAGCCATAGGGCAACCGGCTTTGGGTTTAGCTGCATCAGACGCATCATCAATAGCAGAATAAGGATTGCGATAAACTTCGGCTTTTGAAGTGCCAGATGTAATCGCGTATGACAATTCACCATCAAGATAAATTGTATAAGCCAAATCTGCAGCAGCAGCGGAATTACCTGTAATCATTCTCGTAGTAGTGTAATAGTCACTCGCACCGTCAAATATGATTACAAATCCGCCAGCTAATTCATCTTCTGTTATAGCATCGTGAGTATCAGCAGCTATTGTAATAGCAGTGTCACCAGCAACATGACTTGTTGCAAATGTAGTTATCGCCTGAAAACCAGTAAGGGTAAATTCACATCCATGTGAAGCATATAAGGCATTATCGCCTTTATTTTTAGCATATACACATTTTCTACCGCCACCTATTTCTACCTCGTCCCCAATATTCCATTTTGGGTCTTTAACAGTAGAAACACGATATAGAAAATCGTGCATACCTCTGGTAATGCTTTGCACAAGGCCAGCTTCTCCGAGGCGAACTGTTCTGTTTGTATATTTCATAATCTATATCTCCTTTTACGAGGTCTTATGTAATACGTGGCCGCACTTACGAATATTCTCAACAAGAACATTGTGTGCACCATCCGTAAACGATGTAAATGTAGTATGCTGTCGTCTATCTACCATCGGGGGCGTAGTCTTCATCCAGTAACCATCATGAATTACTGGTTTGAAATAAGCCAAGTCAAATGTATAGATGGGCGTATAGCTTGCATCATCAAGCGTATCTAATGGAATAACTGGAACACGGTTAATCCTCACAAGATCGCCATTGACAACCAACATACCACCTAATGTTTCCTTGGAAGTTGAAACATGGTTGTCATCCTTCTTGTCGACCAATTCCATTAAATCTAATACAGTATCCGTACTAGCAACACATTTCATTTTAGCTGCTCGTTCCTTCATCAAAGGTGTGTTGAGGATAATCGGAGGACGAAACTTAGTCTTAATACAAGCTTTACGATATGCTTTCAAGAACGCATTGTTGATAGCCGAATATTGTGCAACATAATTACGCCACTTAGTTTCAAGTGCAGCATCAATGCCAGCTACAATAGTACCAGTTGTTCCGCCACCGTAAGTGACAGTACAACCATTAAATCCTGCTGTAGTATTAATGTCGCCTGCTGAATCAAGCACTCTCAAGTAATACGGCAAAGTAAATGGCGTCTTCTTGTCCGTTGCAGACGCTGGGGGCTCCATCATAGTTTCCTCAATCAAATCAGCAAGGTCTATAACGGATTTATCTCGTTTCGTCTGCACAAGATTGACAAAACCTTTCTCTGAATTTTTCTGTTGCACGATTTCAAACTCATCCCACGAACAGTTTGTTCCAACCAATGCCCAGTGTACGTCTATTGTATGAATACTGTCACCAAACTTCGGCTCATCAGTATCGTACATATTACGATAACGAGCATTGCCAGATGTATCAAACGATACTTTACGCTGAATGCTCGTTCCGCCATCAATCGCAAGATTTTTTTCTTGAAATAATGAAGTCCAAAAATATTCATTATGGTCAAGAGCATATTCAAGTTCTTGTTTGGGCAGATCGGCCAATGTGGTCTCAAGCAAATCAGCAACATCTTCTGGTCTATATCCCATAGTTCTTAACTCCTAAATACTTTCTGGAGGTTCACTTTAGCGTTCTGGTGTACTTCGTCCATAGTCTTAGCACTAGTTTTCATAATCCTTTTTGAATCTGCTGGCTCTAAAGTAATACCCTTAGAACGCTTTACGGCCTCCTTTTTGATTTTCTTCCTTATTGTCTGCTCTCGCACGTCTTCAGTGACAAGCAGATGAGCACGTTCAAAAGCCTCATCCAGAGACATATCCATTCCTTGTTGTTGAGCACCAAGTAAAATCAAATTGGCTTGTTCTACAACCTCCCACCGTTTTTTAATCTGGCCCTGAGTAAGAGTATCCCAATCATTAAAACCTTTGGGGACTTCACCATACACTTCCCCGTATTCCGTAACATCAGGACGGGTAAAAAACGCATCTATTTGTTGGGCAATGGCCGCATCCTGCTGTGCCTGTGCTTTATCAATCTTATCATCTGTTTGTATACCAGTCGCACGCAATGTATTAACTTCTTCGGCCAATGTTTGATTCTGCTCCACAACCTGTTTAAGAACACCAACAATAGGATCGTTTTCATATTCTTTTTCCAAAGCGGTAAAATCTATTGATTTTGGCTTTGGTTTTGATTCTGGTTGTGGTTTGGGTTCCGACTCAGCGGGTTTTTCTACCGCCGTTTTACCAAGTTCAGAAAACTTTTTCGATAAATTATTGGTACTCTCCAATGCTTTGGTACAGGTTTTCTTTGCAAGTTCAGGATTAGCCTGTTCCAACTCCTTAACTTCATCCTCTGACCAACCGAGGTGTATGGCCGCCCGAATTTCAGCCTGGGTCAATTTTGGCTCGTCACCTGCCTTACCCGGTTCCGGTTCTGGTTCCTGTTCACCTGTCGGTTCTGGTTCTGGCTCAGGTTCCGGCTCAGATTCTTTCTGAGGGTCGGGTTCTGGCTTACCGTCCGAGGTAGGTTTTGGTTCTGGTTCCGGTTCGGGTTCGGGGTTAGGTTCATCACCAAATACTTTATCGAGATTTTCTCTCGATGCTTTCAATAACGCTTCTTCAGCCAATATTGCATCAGCCTTATCATCAATTTGTTGTTCTTCTGGGGTTAATTCATCTATCATTATAATCTCCTTTTATATTAGTCGGCCCTACAACAAGCAGGGGGTCGGTAATTTATCAGGATTTTTTCTTCGCAGTAGCGGCCATTTTTTGAAATTTAGCTTTTC